AGAAGTAGACCACGGATCATGTTGCACTTCTACAATATCTCGGAATCGAAACAAAGAGCCTACATCCGATGATGCAAATAAATCAGCCGAAGCTGTGAGTGTAACTGTTCCTGTATTCGCATCCGATGTAATGGTTGTTGTTCCAATATTCTCGTCTTCATATGGGCCATCTACAAAATTTACATCCGATAATGTAAATGAAGTAGCCGTTGTTCGTGTGAGTTGTGCTGGTGCGTGACTGCGATGGGCAATAAACATCACATCTGCTGATTGTGCAAAGGTGAGTTCTTTTACCTGTGTTACGGTATAAGTCGTGGTTATCTCAACGATTTTGCCAGATGTGCCGCCTGAAGAATACGCTGTCAAAGCAGAGCTATTTATACCTGATAACTCAAATGTGTTTGTTGTTTGATTTGCAACAGTAAACTCTCTGTTATTGAGTTCTGTCATACCCACAATGCCTTTGATAAACACCCTATCTCCATTGCTATAGCCATGAGAAGAAGCGGTGACTACCGCAGGGTTTGCTGCTGTAATACCTGATATGGATTTTGTTGCTTCGGTGAGTATCTCCTCATCATTGTAAAAACGAATATAGTTGAGACCAAACTCCAACACATAAGATACAGGCTCTTCCGATGCGGTATCTGCACCAAACTCAAAGTTTACCAGACGCACTTCACCGCCATCTTTAGATGAATGTACATAGTAACTTCCTGTTCTTCTGGTAATACCACCTTGAGGAAAGACCACCATGTTCTGCAAGGTTTGCACCCCTGCATTATATTTTTGTAAATCAACTCTTCCTTCTAATCTGGGTGTTAACTCACCTGACTGAAAGTTGGTAACAATGGTTGATACTCGTGCCATATCACACTCTTACGTCAATAAACTCGCTAGATGTTAATCTATCTGGTACACCTTCCATTGCATCCATAGCTTTGGCTTCGGATAATCGTGCTTGGTATAACTGAAATATCTGACCTGATAGCGATGCACTTCCTGTAATCGCATAGGCAACTTCGGATGCCAGTTTGTGTGCAATCGTACTAGAAAGCAAACTATCATATTCTTCGGTATCGGTTACTCGTGCGACATAAATAATCTTACAGGCACTTTCATCTGATAATACTTTTCTTCCTTCTATTTTGAACATGACCTGTGTTTCGTATGCAGCAATATCCTGATTAATGCTATCGGTAAAGAACGATAATACGCGCAAACAAAATGGATCAGTAGGAAGGGAAAACTGATTGGTAAATCCGAATGCTGGGGTAGCAGAGTCTTTGGCAAGGGTTGCTCTTCGTATCGCTGAGTTCCACGGATGGGAGCGTAATACTTGGTCTCTTACAGTAGTAAATCTTCGGTTGCAGAGTTTGGCTTCTTTGGAGTTTTCATCAAGAGATGTAATGGTAGCTGCGCCAAGTAAATCCATAGCTTCATTACAAATATCAACAACAGAAGACATACTCTCACCTCTTAGTAAAGGAAGGGCAGATTGCTCTGCCCCTCACAGTTTAGTCTACAACATACTCAATCACGAAAGATAAATCACCGCCAGTATCTCCTGCTGCATCAAATAATAATCCGATGAACAAGTGACCGCCTGGGTCAGATGATTGACCAGCATCTTCCCATACTCTCTGACCTGTTGTGTTTATGTTTCTTGCTTCATACGTAACATCTGTTCCAACACCACCTACGGCTGCGCGAAGGTCGGTTATTGCGGACGCATAGGCATCATCATCCAGTGCGGTAAATGTACCGTCACTTTCAGAATACACACCTACGTCACACGTGTTAGTTGTACCAGAATCCAAGTCATCGTTAAATAACTTGATAGTTACGATAGCTGCGTTTGAAGGAATAGGAGCAAGCATTACTGTATCTGTGGCAGATAAGTCACCAGATGCCAGTGCGATTGTTCCCATTGCTACTCGTTTCACACCATGCAAAGTCCTAGATGGGGATGCCACCTGGGGCAATGCCAACATATTGGAAACGAGGGTTGTGTTTACATTAGCCATTTTCTAATCTCCTACTCTTAATCTGGTGTTTCATCACAGAAGATTTTAACGACTTTGGACTCTTCCATACGCACCGCGCCAATGTCCATGCAATAATACACTTGAGTTGCATAACCTTTATCGTTACGCTCATCAATTCGTGCAGAAACATCTTTGCCAATGCCAAGAGTGATTCCATCTTCAGCCCATGCAAAGCATGAACGAATATCATTTGAATCAACGCTAAGACGGTTACTCATAATAAATTCAAAACCTAAAAAAGTATTGATGTCACCTTGAGCTAACGCTTTTACCGTATTGAAGTCTGAACTGGTAACCTGAGTTGTGCCTAGTAAATCTTCAATCTGCTTTGGCCCTACTGCAATGTAACGTGGTATTGAAGGGTCAACATCGTTCAAATCAAGCTTACGTTTTGCTTCAAGCAATTTGGCTATAGTCAACCCATCGTTCGATGATGCTGAACCTACCATATTGTTTGTTGCGTCAAGTGTTGCTGAACCTGAACCTGTTTCACCTGTTGATGCTGTACCAAGTGCTGCTGTGATAATCACATCATCCATCGCACGTCCCATAGCTGCTGCTGCGGCTTGTGCATAAAAAGATGTTGGGTCGATTAACATACGCACCTTATCTTGGTCATCGATTAAATCCGCATACTCATAAGATGCTAAACTTAATCTACGTCTTGCATGAGGGGTATCAAGTTGTGGTGTATCGGCATGGCGAGATGTACGCAGTTGCGCTGTTGCCTTACCTATTTGGTCTATAAATGCGTTCTTACCGACAACATTCTCAATGCGAACTGCATCACGCAGACGGCTGCCCATCTGTTGTGACAGCATTTGCACATTGGCAGAATACTGTTGTACGAACGCGGTTGTGACTTGTGAAGACATAATTAACTCCTTCTTTCACAAATTGCGTTTATACTGTTGTCGATGTGCTACCCTTACGGACACCTCTAGGCTTTTTAGTTGCCATAGAACTATCGTCTATCCGATTGTCTTCAGGACGATGTGCATCGCTACCCTTAACAATCCAGCCCCAAAGCACGTCTGCTTTGTCTTTTAGCTGGTTCGTATCTAAAATATCTCTATTTGCACAGGTTTGCAAGAGATTACATATTAATTCGTTTCTGGCTAGAACAAATGATTCCTTATCCATGTACCATTTCCATCAACTCACTGACACGAGATATTGCTCTTTGTCTTGCTACATAGTTCTTTTTATCGGTATATTCGGGTGAGTTCATAATCGCATCGATTTCTGCTTGCGCTTCATTTGGTGTGAGCTTGCGTGTTTGTGTGGCATCCGCAATCGTATCCTCACTTGTAGATTGATTTACAAAGTCTGCCATTTGCGAGAAGTATTTTATGACTCGTGGGTCATCGCCAAACTTTAAACCACTTGCTAGTTGTAACTCATAAATATCAGAATCCCCAAACTTACCAAGCAATCCTTTTACACCAGCCAGTTTATCTTCATACGCCTGACCCCATTCTTTTTTCAGATTGGTTATGGTTTCTTCTTTGAGACTTTCCTCTTGTCGGCTAATCTCTTCTTGTGATGTACTCACAGTAGATTTATAATACTCCATCACACCGTTTACCTGATTAGGTGTTAGATTAAGTTTATGTGCTATACCCTTAAAATTACTAGCAATTTCTTCTGTTACTACGTTTCCATCTACGACAACATCGTACTTATCGGCTGTTTCTGGTACACCTAGATACTGATGTATTTTAGTAAGTTGTTCTTCGGATGGATTTTTCGGGGCTGCTAACTTGTCTGCACCAATGAGTTGTTGTGCATTGACATAGGATTTAGCAAGATTACCCACATCTTTGATTGGTGATAGACTTGGATGTGAGCGTAATTCTTCTGGTAATTGGTTTAAGAAATCGTTACCAGAACCGCCTTGTGCTACCTCTGCTGGTGTTTCCAGTGTGGGTGTAGATGGCTGGTCTACCTGTTCGACTGCTTGTTCTTCCATTTTTACTCCTTATTTATCATGTTTTTAATATGTAAGAAAACCGCACGTTTTCCTTCTTCAAAGGCAGATGCATTCGCATCTCCTGATACATAGGTCGTTGTCATTGCATGACATCGATTAGCTAAATCATTAAATACTTTTGCACCACTTTCGGATGTAAATGTCTGAGTGTACATATCTCTAAGCTGTTCAATCTCTTGCTGTCTTCGCTCTTGTGTATAGGATTCGTTTTCAATTGATTGTACTTCTGCCATTATTTACTTACCATTCTTACTGCTTGTGCTGCTTGTGCGGTATCGGCTACATCTTGTGATAATGCTTCACGCTCCTGCATTGCTTGTTCCATTTCCTGACGTTGTTGTCTCATCGCATCTACTTCACGTTGAGATTTCAATGTCATTTTCGGTACACCTAGACTATCGGTAATGTGTCGCACCAATCCATCTGGGTCGATATGGTCACCCACAGGAAGTGCCTGTGCTAATGGCATCAATATCTCCAATGCTTTCATGGTATTGTTCAAGCTGCTCGATTTTTGTGCCATAGCCAATGGGGATACATATTCAATATCTACATCTCTTCCCTGTATTAACGCTGGTGCTGGTTGCAACATATCGGCTCGTAGCATGAGCGCAAACACACGGTCTATCAATGGACGTAGCATTTCATTCATTAATCTTCCAAGAACAGGGCCAATCACTCGCATCCGCTCTTCCTGTC